TTGATATTCATTACAAAGATAACCATGTGCTGCTCCTATTTCAAAAACAGAGTTTGGTTGATATTTCAAAATAAATTTTGAAAATTCTTCATGATGTTTTCTCCAGACTTCACCAACTCCGCTTATGTGTTGATTTTCATACAAAATATCTAGAGGAATTAACTTATCCAATTGAATCATTCCAGTATTTTTACTGATGCCCCAAGACATATCAATAAAAACATCCTTCTCTTTTGGCTGATTGGTCGTTCCAACAAATATTGGAAAATTTTTGAAAGTATGAAGGCTTTCTAATTCATCATATCCGGTGAGAATATCTTTGTTTCTTGTAATTAAATTCATTTTGAAATTCAAACTGGATGATACATGATTTCTTCTTTGATTTCGAAAGAGGGGAAATACCTAACAAAGATATCACTACTATCTTGTCTGTTAGCCTTAATCTTCTTTACGATTTCATCGTAGAAATTCCACGCTAGAGGGATAAAACATACAGGTTTTGTTGGGTCCAACTCTTTCAACTTTTCGATACCATAAATTGGCACATTAACACCTGGACAATATAGACCTTGCTTCAGTGGGTTTTCATCGATAGTGAAGTCAGGACCAATGCCTGCAAAATTCATGAGTGTATTACCTTTTGCAGGTGCACCAAAACCGACAACGGGAATGCCTTGCTCACGATATCTCTTTATCACATTTGAAAAATATACTGCAACTTCCTTGCACTTTTTCGCATATGCTTCATATGTTTTGGTATCATAAAGACCCTTCTTAGTTTCAAGGTCAATTAGATTCTGAATCGTTTTTGGTGCTCTCTTGTGTTTCGAAATGATGAAGATGTAACTCATTCCATGTACAGGCGATTTGACAACATCAATAAGATTCAAGCCTGCTCGTTTGCACAATGCATCAATTGATTTAATGTTATAGAACGACAGATGCTCATGATAGATGGTGTCAAACTCACCATTCAAAATCATGTCACATTGTGAGGTTGTAGCAAATAACAAACTTTCGTTGTGCATGTTCCTACTGATGTTTTGTAGGAGTTCAAGTTGGTTGAAGTTGTGTGCGAATGCATTTTGGCAGGTGATAACGTCGAATTTGCCTGCCCATTCTTTTCCGGTGAAATATCCGCAAACGACCTTGTGACGTTTGGAAGAAGTATCGAACAAATTTTCTGCTGGGTCCACACCATAGGTTTCTGCTCCTCTGTCTTGAAATGCATTAAGTTGACTACCATCATTACAACCAATATCCAGAACAGTAGATGGCATAGTTCCGAATTTTTCTTTTGCAAATTCTGCAAACCATTCAAAGTATTCTAATTGTGTTTTTGCAGTGCCTGAAACATAAGCATAATCCTTAAACATCAAATCAGGATTTACACGATGCGTCAACTGCACATGAAAACAATGTTCGCAGCGATTGATTGCAAGCGGAAAGTAAGGCTCAGGTTCGTCAACAGACTTTTTATAGGAGTTTGCTAAGGGTTGTTCATTCAAGTCTAAGACCTTAACTAAGTCCTCACTTCCACAGGCAATACAATTTTTAATTTCTTCACAATCTTTTATCATACATCCAACCATCTTGTGTTTTGTAGGTACCACTCACTCACTTGTTTGATTCGTTCTGATAGAGCAATCTTTGGTTCCCAACCAAGAGAACGCATCAAATCACCATCAAGTGCATATCTCAAGTCGTGACCTGGCCGGCTGGAGTGAAAGTCGACCATTTCATAATTCAGTTCTTTACCTTGTGCCGCAGCAATCATCTTAGCAAGAGAAAGGTTATCAACTTCTTCTTTACCAACAATATTAAACTTGCGGCACTTAGCCCAACCATAGTCAGGCTCAATCTGTGGATTGTTTTGAAGCAAGAACAACAGTGCCTCAGCAACATCAGCAGCATGAATGTAGAATCGACTGCCTGCTAGTGTGCGTGTGCTATCTGAGTGAATGAAAACTTTTTCGTCTTTACGCACCTTGTTGATACACAAAGGAATAAACTTCTCAGGTGTTTGTCTCTCACCAAAGACATTCATTGTATGAGTAATCATCATTGGAAGTTTGTATGTGTTTTCGTATGCAACACAAAATTCTTCAGCGGCAGCTTTAGATGCAGAGTAAGGATTGGTAGAATTATATCTGTCACGTTCTTTATATGCAACACCAGGTGGTGCGACACCAAAGATTTCATCTGTACTGAAATACAAGAACATTTCTAGATTGTCTAGCTTACGTGCATACTCCAGAAGATGTGCAGAGCCAATAGTATTATCGAAAATAAATTCCATTGGGTGTGTAATCGAACGGTCAACGTGCGACGATGCAGCCAAATGCAGAATATAATCTGGCTCACCAATGAAGTTACCAACTAAAGGATTAATCTCTGCTTTCAAGTCATGAAATACAATGTTCAACCTTTTCTTAGTTTGCTCATCGTAATTATTCATAATTTCATGCAAACGATTTAGATTGCCAGAATAATCAAGACGGTCGAGTGTCGTGATTCTCCAGTCAGTTTTCTTAATCAACAAATCAATAACGTGGTGTGCAATGAAGCCACAACCACCAGTAATCAAAACATGCTTACTCATTAATAATTTCTCCTGTCGGTGCAATAGCACCTTCTAATCCTATAGGGTCAATTGTTGTCCAATTGTATTTGTTTAAATTTTTATAATATGAATGTTCAACATCTATACCGTATTTTGACATATCATCGATAATATTATACAGTTCGGTTTGAAATGTGTCAAGCAAATTATAATCCATATGCCATAATCTCAGTTCAAATATTCTATCTACACCGGCTGCTTCTTGCTGCTGCTTCGGCATCCAAGAATTAACTGTCGGTAAAAATACAAATGAATCTTTGAATTCGTCTTTGAACGGAACAAAATTATCATTTAACTTGTATCTTCCAGACATTTTAAATATACGTTTAGCTTCGACTTGATAGTTATTCCTGAAAAAATTTAGAAATAAAATAAACCCTAAAGTTTCGGCTAAGCTTCTCTGTCCAGATTCCGATAGCATTTTTACATCACGATGATTGCCTGCAAAGAATATTTGTACACCCATTGAGTGCAATTCTTTCAAATATTGTTCGTTTGGTAATTCATATGATGTGTCAAAAATATATTTGACATTGCTGGGACAATACTTGTTGATTGACTTTATTGTCTCAACAGTTTGTTGAAATCTTTCCTCATTATTAAAAACGGAAAGTTGCCTAACGTTTAATGCAGAAGAAATGAAAAACAAACCATCAACCATAATTTGCCTCGATTATTTTACGCCACTCTGGTACTCTATCATACTGATGAACAATTGTAAATACATTTCCTGTTGAAGTGCATACTTTGCCGTCAATCATTTGTGGCTCTGCTTCCAATAAATGTGGGCGAAAAGATTCAATCTTAGATGGGTCAGCAGTAGTGCCGAGTTGTGCCGCCCAACCAGATTCAGACGGCATGTACAAACTTGTATCAGCATAAGGTGACATTGAAATCATGACATTGAATGTTGATTGGTCGCAAATAGGAATTGGTCTATTAATTGCGGCTAAGAATATATTCATGCACATATCTTTCAGTGCAGTTGCTTTGCCGCTTAAGACACCGACATTGTAAATTTCATTGTCTTTGAATTGTTCGTAGATGAAAGGTCCAAAAGTCTGCAACAGGTTTTCATTACCCCATGGTTCATCCTTGTATCGCATACTCTCAGATGCGAACACCATATTTTTGCCGTCTAGATTATTTTCTAGCCAAGTCATTGGGTCTTTTTGAAATACAACATCTTTCACATCGGTCGTAATTGCAAACCGATATTCTTTGTCTTTTAGATAGTTGTAGATATGAATGAACCGCTCGACATGTACAGGAATCTTACCATGTTGGTAGACTAAATCACCCTGTTCATTTTGCCCGAAGCCGATGACATGAACGCCTGCTTCGATTACTTTCTTTACGGTTTCTCTGTCGGCATTCATCATGACGAGAACAATATCGCCATTGAAGCCAGTTTTATTAATTGAATTCACCCAATATTTGAGTGTGTCCCAGGTATAGCCGGAACTGCCGCCGATAATCACGTCCTTCATAACAAACTCCTTAAAATTATATAGTCATCTTATTGACCTGGTGTGTCTTTCTTATACTTCTTTACCAGAGTGTCTGTTCCCCATTGGCCTGCGCCAGCAACAGGTAAGATATCAGGATGCGGTGATTTTTTTTCTTCGCTCACACTCTTATGTAGTTTAACACCAGTTACTCTCTGTACGGTTTCCCATGCATCTTTATGTCTTTTGTTTTTCAGATGGTCATCAAATTCTTTTTTTTCTTTATCGTTTGCTTTTTGTTTGAATTTGATAAGCTCCATAATGCCAATATTGCCTGCATATGCGGCTTCATTTAACTGCACATATTGTTTGAAGTCTTGCATATTAGCCTCTTGTGAGATTCAATATCTTTTGTATTTGTGACTCAATAACTGGCTTACGATTTGGCCATTTAATGATTGGTTGGTCTGAAGTTTTCAATAGCTTGGTTAAGAATGGTAAAATAAGTTTCTCAACTTCTTTCAGTCTCTCTTTGTATTCTTCTACTGTTTCTTCTTTTTCTGCTATGACTGCTTCATAATCTGCATCATCTTCTGCGGTGAAACCAAAATCATCATCGCCATATTCGGCCATGATAGCTGTTAAATCGTATTTCTTTTCCATTACTTGTCCCAATTCTTTTGTGCGGTAAAGTTTGCATGACTGAATTCTAGTCTATCGACAAGCTTTACTGCGGTACCTTTTAATTTATCAACAGCAACAAAACCTTCAGGGTTAGTAATTTTAAAACCATCATCTGTTTTCAGGAACGAACCAGTAACTTGTTTCATTTGCTGAAGCTTTTTAATAATCATATTCTTAGCGTCAACAAGGTCATTCTGCAAATCAAATATCTTTTTTAACTCTGCAACATTATTTCTGAAGAAACGAACCATCTCATTTTTCTCTGCTTGCCTTTTCAGTTTAGTTTCTTCTTTTTTAGCAGCAAGAATTTCTTTGTTATATTTGTCCTCAATCCATTTGATTAATTCATTGGTGTGTTTCATAGTATCTGCGATAGATTGACCAGAACGTACCTTTGTATTATTAAATGTTTTGATATAAGTCAGTATAGTATCAGATGCGGAGATTCTATTTAAAGTCATTGGGTTAATTTTCTGAAATGTTTTACCAGCATCAGATAAAATTTCAGTTATTAACTTTGTTTCAGACTCAGTAAATGTTGCGGTGCCTGAGGCATCGACGAAATATGCATCTCGGAACCAAACGTCTTTTGTTGGCTTCATTCTACCAATATCGATATTGAATGACGCTTTTAAATCTGCAATTGTTTTACCAACATAAGAAGTATGAAAAACGATACCCATTTGAGCAGCAAGCATAGATTTGGCTAGCTTTGATTCAAATGGTACAGCATACACGATTGTATTTGGTTGAAAGGTAATATACTTTTGACCGTCAATAGTTTCAGTCTTGATATCACCTTTACTGAACATCATATCACCCTGAAGTACACCCTCAATGCCGATTTTTGGCAAGTATGCGAGAGCAACTTTAAGTTTTTTGTTCAAGCCTTCAGAAGGATGATTGTTATCAATATCTTCTTCGGTATAGTTTAGTTTAGGGTTTGCGTTGAATATGCCTTTTGTAGCTACAAAGAATTTACCGTTTTCAGGATTTGTACCAGCAAAAACTGCTGGCGCACCATCCCACTTTGTCGTTACATTTACTTTTGAATCAGAACTGCCAGCAAGCATGTCACGCAGAGAACGTAAAAAATTAATAGCATCTCTAGCACCAGGTACGCCACGGTTTAAAACTTCGTCCTCAATATGTTCAAGGTGTACGTTCTTTCCTTCTTTGACAGACTCTGTTAAAAATTCCTTAAATCTCATACACTGCCTCTAGTCTCTATTCGGAAAGCAACACTTGAAATACCACCTCTAGATTTTGCTCTTAAGTCCATTTTGATTTTTGGTTTTATTTTTTGCACATATTTACTATCAATCATGTGAAATCCAGATGGTGATATGATTGAATTAGCAACAGCACCTTTAAATTGTTTCAGCGTTTTTTCACCAGTCATTGCTTCGTATATAACCGCATTAAAAAAATCATCATTATCTTTAATAAATTTCAATAGTGCTGCCATCAATTGTGGTTTATTATTTTCAAGCCAATATTCATAACTTTTGTCCTGAATGATTTTACCTTTTTTAATAAATTCATTTATGACTTTTTCATTGCCTTCATCCATAATCCTTTGAAAGTTGGACTCTGAAAGAAGCCTTGTCGGCATTGTCTTTAAAGATTTTATGATTGATTTTAAAACTGCTGCACTTCTAGCATTTTTTAAACCGCCTGCTGCGGCTTCAAACAACTCTGCTGTCGAAGCACCTTGTCCAGAAGCCAATTGTATACCACCCTCCATCTTCACGGACACAAAATACTTTTTTGAACCTGCAATTATGACAATATCAGTTTTAGGTTCAGGTTTTGCAAATATACCTTTAGAAGATACGCCAGGAATAGGTTCATCGGAATGATAAATTTCAAATTTATTTCCGACTGCCTTTATAATATGTGCAACGCACTTATCGGCTTGAGTTTTAATTTTTGGCGAATAGCTTCTAGAGGGCTTTTGTCGTCTTGCAGTTTCAACAATAGCCCACTCTAAATCTACACCCTCTGATGCTGCCATAAAATCTCCAAAATTATTGGATATTTATACACGCACACCTGCAAACTTAGAGTTGAATTTACGCTCACGATTTCCAAAAGTATTCAATGGTTTATCATCCTGTACTTGACCAGAATCAACAATCTTCTGTGCCGTATCTTCTACATCATACAGCTTCATCTTAGCCCTGTCAACCCCAATCACAAACTTT